CTAGTAGCGTATGAATCTGTGTTACCAACTGATCCTCCTTCTAGTCCTTCAGATCCTCCAAGCGCATCACCGGCGGTAATATCTTCCTTTAGTATCTTAAAGAACTCACGCTCAAACTTATCCATACATATATTTATCTTATATGTTGATTTTTCTATGGTTTAGGTTATAATTAATGTATTATGGATTTATTAAAGCGTTATATGGATGAGATTGGTAAGGATCTTGTTGTAGATGATTTTAATTTGAAAGAAGTTCAAATGAGGTTACCGGCTCGTAAGCATTTTTGGGTGGCTAGATTAATGGATGCTAAAGTAGAAAAGAATATACTACTATCTAAAAAGAAAAAGCTTAAAAAAGAACTTACAAAGAAAGTTATAGCAGATTCTCCTGTTAAGATAAGCTTACCAATTGCTGAACAGCACGCTGAAAGACACGAATCAGTTATTAAAATTACAAACGATATAAACGAACATACAGTTATAGTGGAATACTTAGAGAAAGTTGAGAAGGTCTTATCAGCAATGAGCTTTGACTTAAAAAATATTGTTGAAATTAATAAACTCGAGATGCTTTAGTAATGATTTCTTTTGATTATAGTAAAAGTACTAACAAGCTTAAGATCAGATGTGATGATACTGATTTGTTTGGTGATATACGCGAGCATTTTAGTGTAGAAAATCCAAATGCGCGCTTTGCTAGAAGGTATAATAGGTTTGCTCCGTCACGAAAGTATGTTATTACCGGTACTGGTACATGTGAGCTTGGATTATATTGGGAAATTCGTAAGTATCTAATTAAAAACCAAATTAATATAGACGTAACCATAAGTTCAAACCTTGAAAAGGTATTAAAGGTAGGTATTGATACAGAGTTATGTGATGGATTCAAGTTTGAATTACGGGATTATCAGTCTGATGTAGTTAAAAAGGCTCTAAAACTAGGTAGAGGTACGTGCGTACTGGGTACAGGTGCTGGTAAAACCTTTATTACTGCAGCATTAATTGAAAACTTCTATAGAAACTCCGGAGATACAGATACATTTAAGTGCTTAATGCTTGTACCGGACTTAGGACTAGTATCTCAAACGTATGATGAGTTTATAGACTGTGGCTCTACGTTTAAACTTACTAAATGGACAGGTAAACATAAGCCAGACCTTACAGCTAATGTAATAATTGCCAATATAGGCATTATACAAAGCCGTTTTGAAGATAATGACTGGTTAAAATATATAGATCTGTTGGTAGTTGATGAGTGTCATAAGATAACTAGTGGTAATAAGATATCAAAGATAGTACACAAGATTAAAACGCAGAATAAATTTGGATTTACAGGTACATTACCAGAGAGTGATGTGGATAAGTGGTCTATTATAGGTAAACTAGGCCCGGTTGTATACGAAAAGACTAGTTATGAGCTCAGACTTGAAGATCATCTCGCAAATGTAAGTGTAAAGGTGCTAGAGCTTAACTATACACAGCGAATTAACTATGTTACTAACAATAGATATAGGGAAGAGCTAGATTTTGTGTATGAAAATGCAGATCGTAATAGTTTTTTAACAAAACTATGTGCTAAACTGCCAAATAACATATTAGTTTTAGTAAATCACATCAAACACGGTGAAATTCTACAAGAATACTTAGAAAAGGTAGAAAAAAAGCAGGTTTACTTCATTAGAGGTGAAGTTGCTGTAAAAGAGCGTGAGGAAATAAAGCAAATCATGGAAAAGCATGATAATGTTGTGTGTATAGCTATAAGTGCCATCTTTTCTACAGGTATTAACATTAAAAACCTCCATAACATTATATTTGCCGCAGGAGGTAAGTCATTTATACGTACAGTACAGTCTATTGGACGAGGATTACGTAAACACTCATCAAAAGATAAGCTTATTATTATGGATGTGTGTGATAACTTACCATACGGTAAAAGACACTGTGAAAAGCGTAAAGCTATATACGATAAAGAGAAGATACAATACAAAGAGGTGAATGTTAAGCCTTTTTAAGTTGATAACAGTAAGCTATACTATATAATAAATAAAATGTCCAAGGATAAAAAAGCAGAATACTATATTAAACCAAAAGAGTTTAAGGCCGCATTACGTAAGTACTATGATTCTGATGTGATGACAAATGATCTTGCAGAAAACATCAAAAAAATAGCTTACGGGCTAAGTTACAATGCGTCGTTTATCAACTATTCGTACAAGGATGACATGATCGGTGATGCTCTCATTAAGATGTACTCTGCACTTAAGTATAAGAAGTATAACTTTGATAAGAAAACAACTAAGGATGGTAAGGCTACACAGTGTAATCCGTTCTCTTACTTTACTACGATTGCTTATCACGCATTTATTAATAGAATCAAGAAAGAAAAGAAGCATCATCAGGCCATATGTGACTATAAAGAGAAGGTATACGAGGAAATTATGACTGATCCTAATAATACACATGGGCATGTATATGTAAAGCCTCTTGAAGATGATGATGCCTAAAATTAATAAGCCTAAGGTCGCTATCTTTTCAGACCTACACCTAGGAGTTCACTCTAACAGTGCAGAATGGCATAACTATGCTATTGAATGGGCTAATTGGTTTAGAGACGAGTGCAGAAAGCAACACATCGTTGATATTTTGTTTTGTGGTGATTGGCATCATAACAGAAGTGAAATATCTGTAAGTACATTACAAGTATCGGCCGATATACTTGAAATATTATCTGAGTTTAACTTAATAGCTATTACAGGTAATCATGATATTTACTATAAACATAGAACCGACGTCAACTCGATGTCTATTTTTAAGAGTCGTAAGAATATTACTGTTTTAGAACAGTATCAAACAATAGAGGCGTTTGATAGAAAGTTATCCTTTTGTCCATGGAATACAAAACCGAGTGATATAGAAGATAGTGATATTATATTTGGGCATTTTGAGATTGAAACCTTTAAAATGAATGAATATAAGGTTTGTGAAGAAGGTATTAAGATAAAGGACCTACTCTGCAAATCTAATCTCACTATCTCCGGACATTTTCATACTAGACACGAGAAGCGGTTTGGTGCTGGTACAATTTTATATGTTGGTAACCCGTTTCAGATGGATTTTGGTGATACCGACAACCAAAAAGGGTTTTATACCTTAGATTTAGATACATTAGAGTATAAGTTTATTCAAAACAATATATCACCATGCTATAAGAAGGTAAGCTTGAGTGAGTTGGTAGAGTATAACAAGATTACACCTATAATAGTTAATATGTTTACAAATAACTTTGTAAAACTTAAAATTGATATGAATATATCTCAACAGGATATGGATATATTGCATAGTGTATTAACTAAGCTCAAGCCAGAGTCTCTAACAATCGATTATGATATAAATTTTAATCGAATACTTGAAAATACCGAGCAAAAAGAAGATCTTTCAGGCATTAACATACAACAAGCTATAGTAGAGTTTGTAAATATGCTTGATATTGATAATACTGAGGATATAATTGATTATACAGTAGGTTTATATGAAGAGTGTAAGATTTGATAAGTTATCCATTGTAAATTTTTTATCCGTAGGTGAGACCCCTGTTACTATTGAGTTTAGTAAGGGTCTACATGTTATAACAGGTAAAAATAACGATAAGCCAGATAGACGTAATGCTATCGGTAAGAGTACTGTAGCTGATGCACTATATTTTTCAATATTCGGTGAGACTCTTAGAGATATTAAGAAAGATCTTATCACAAACAATATAACAGGTGGTAAAACACATGTTGAATTAGACTTTGAAGTAACTACTACTAATGGTAGTGACAGTTATAAGGTTATACGTACTTTAGGACCATCAAAAGTATTTATATATAAAAATAATGAAGACAAAACACGTGATAGTATTACAAACACTACAAAATATATTTGTAATGTAATAAGTGCATCACCATCTATCTTTAAAAACTGTGTCATTATGACCGTAAACAACGCTACACCGTTTATGGCTAAAAATAAGATAGAAAAACGTAAGTTTATTGAAGACATATTTGGAATGGAAGTGTTTAGTCAGATGCTTACTATGCTCAGGTCTGAATATAATGAGATTAAGAGAGATTATGATACTGAGATGGTAAAGTATGAGGAGATTGAGAACAGTATTAAAAATTATCATGCTCAAAAAGATCTTACACTAGCTAGACGAAAGGATAAGAAGCAGACATACTTAGATAGGCAGCAAAATAACACAGTTGAAATAGAAGACTTACAACAACAGTATGATTCATTAAAGTGTGAAGATGTAGATCAGTTAGAAACTAAAATTAATACATTACAAGGTCAGTTAAAAACGTGTGACGATAAGATTAGTGAGTATATATCTACTATAGGTGAGGAAAAGGCTAAAATTTGTCATAAGAAGGAGCAGATTTCTAAGATCGGTACAGAAGAGGATACTTGTCCTGTATGTTTAAGACCTATTGAGGAGCATGACCTTGATAATATTGAAAAAGAGAAGCAGCAGCTTAAAGATACGGTCGATAAGATGGTTGATGATGTAAAAATAATACATGCTTCATTAGTTAAGGTTAAGGATATTAAGCAGAAAGTTCAAGATAATATATCTAGGTATAATAATAAGGTATCTGAAGCTAGAGTTGTACATCAAAAGAGAGAGAACATAACTCAGCGTGTCGATCAGCTTAATAAGTGGCAGGATGAACTTAAAGTAGACTTAGAGGTAGTTAAAAGTCTACAAACTGACTTTGATAAGCTAATTGAAGAGACAACTAGTAGAATCGATACAGCGAGTAATAAAATATCAGATTATAGACAGAAGATATCAAAGTTAGATATTGTAAAGTACGTTGTATCAGAGGAAGGGGTTAAGTCGTATATTGTACAGAAATTACTCGACTTGCTTAACAATAAGTTACTACACTATCTCAGAAAACTGGATTCTAACTCTATTTGCATCTTTAATGAGTATTTTGAAGAAGAAATACTCAACGAAAAAAACAAAGTATGTTCTTACTTTAACTTTTCAGGAGCAGAGAGAAAGTCTATAGACTTAGCGTGCTTGTTTACATTTTCTGATATAAGACGAATGCAAGGAGGTGTTAAATATAACATTGCTATATATGATGAGTTGTTTGATTCATCTTTTGATGAGAAGGGTATTGAGCTTATTACACAAATATTACAAGATAGGGTAGAGGAATTAGACGAATGCTCGATAGTTATATCTCACCGTAAAGAATCTATTAAGGCCGTTACAGGTGATGTTATTTATCTTGAAAAAACTAACGGTATAACAAAGCGTGTTGATTACGTAGAACTATAAACTATATATATTAAATGATTAATCCTAATCCTGGTCCATTTGCAAGTCCATTTCCTAGCCCACCCATGAATCAGGCTAAACAAGCTGCTCGAAAACAGCAGCCTAAAGAAAACTCTCTACCAAGATATATAAACTACCTTGCTGACCTATCTGGGTGTGGCCACTGGCGTATATTGTGGCCTGAGCAGGTAATTAACGCCACGGGTAGAGGGG